CCGTGATACTAGCAACACCTTCTGCTATTCTTTGTGCATCAGCAGTAACGCTTGCAGTAGCCTGTATGTCAGCACTACCAAACTGTACCCTCTGAGCAGAAGCACTTACATCTGCATTTGCTGTTACTGAAGCAGAAGCATAGTAAGCAATTGACGCATCAGCAGTTACTGTCGCAGTAGCTATTACCGAAGCTACACCACCAAATATCTTTTCAGCACTAGCAGTAACAGTAGCGGTAGCCGTTACATCTGCAACACCATCCCATAGAGTTGCTGTGTTCCAAACAGTTGAGTCAAGACTTAAAGGTAACGCATCTAAATTATTAAATGCGTCTAGCCCATCTATTGACCACGGCCCTGTAACATTCTTCTGAGTGGTTGAATTCCACTCTGATGAGTCCAAACTGTACGCAAGGCTATCCAATGACCCAAATTGGTCAAGTTGCTCAAGCGTCAGATTGACTGTAGCCATGTTAGGCGAATGTTACCGACAAAGAACCTGTGGCAATACGGAACACATCACCAGTTGCAATTGTCTTAGAGGCATCCAATGGTGTATGGAACAACAAGTTGCCTGCTGTAGACGCATCACGAATACCAATGTAGGCTACTGTTCCCCATGAGCTACCAGCTTGAGGAAACTCAACAGCAGCAGAGTTAGTAGATGCACCATTGCTAGGTGAGCCAAAAGTCACAGACTGACGAGCATAGTTGGTTCCAGAAACTTCTGTTCCTGTATCTGCATCAGTTGGGTCAGATGTATATAGAGCCACATACACAGTTGTTGGTGCTGTGTAGCTAGTTGCTCGTAATGTGCCGTTAATCAGCGCATTTTCTAGGTAGTTTGACATTTCAGCCATAGTTTCACCTTGGAGTTAATTTCATTGCCAGAGGAACACCAGAGTATTGACCTTCTTCGTCAGACTTGGTGAGTGAGGAGATTGCTCTGTCGTACATAGTTCCCCATGTGTTAATACGAGCATCATTCATAAGGTAAGGCTCTGCTTCAATCAAAGAAGCATAGAGCAAAGCATCTGGTGCTTTTGTCAAGAATACATTAGATGTATTACTGCTAGACAAGTAAGGAGGCGCAGCAAAGTACAGGAGTTTTACTGTGTAAACACCATCAGGTGCAGGTGACACTTGGAACTCACTAGCAAGGATTGTGTAAGACATAGGAACACCAACTTCTGATGCTCTTGGGTCATTAGACAATGCTGATGGGCTAGAGTAGCTAAGTGGTTGAATAGGATTTGTCATCACAACAAAATCACGCACCTGCAAAAAGTCGCTAGGCAATTCAACAGTATTGTCACCACTTACAGTTGCTGTTGTGACAGACTTGAGCATCTGACGAATACGCAGTTCTCTACGCAGTCGATTCTCAGCAAATGTAATGAAATCTGGAATCTGGCTTGTCAAGTCAGACCGAGCCAAATAGTTGGCTATTGAAGTCTGTAAATCAGAGTAAGTTGCGAAACTCATACCACTCCTGTCCTAGTGCGCCATGCACGATTCATTGGGTCATTTAGAAAAGCAGCAAAACGCTTCTCATCAAGCACAGCATAACCACGCATGATGCCTTGTTTGTTAAGGTCATCAATAACAGTCAATGGAATAGACGCAACCTTATTGCCGAACAAATTATCAGACCATCTTGCTCGCTCATCAAAGGAGTTATATTCCTTTTTATTCTGCTCAACAATAGCAGAAACGTCTTGACGAGTTTGAATGATGATGCCACCTTCACCATCGGCATGAACAGCAGTTTCTCTAATCTTTTCCATAACCTGATTCTATCAGTTTGATTAAAAAAGAAAATGCCCCAGAGGGTTAAGTCTGAGGCATTTTTCGGGGTTACCTTAGATTAAGGTGTCAAGTCAGCAATGATGCCGTGAGCAGCTTGGTTTTTAACTTCCAAGGTGTACTCAGCCAACAACTGTGTAGACTCATTGTCGCCAGTCACAGCCAACTCGTTGGTCTGGAAAGGACGCAGATAAGCAACAGCAGCCATGTCGGGGTCAAGCACAAATGCTGTCTCATCGCATGAGTTGGTAGAAGTCATGAAGCGGTTAGGAACAACAGAAATTGTACCGAAATCGCTCATGTACACATCAGCAGCAGCCACGATTGTGGTTGGGCTGTTAGATGGAGCCATGAAACGCTGAGCAGCGATACCAGCAAAAGCAGAAACTGTTTGCTTGTGTGCAGGGTTGACCATCAACACTTTGGGATTGCCACCAGAAGCGTAAGTTTGACGAACAACAGATTGCAACAAGGCTTCTGTGAAAGTGCGGTTTGTGCCGTTTACACGAGCAGTTGTACCCAAAGAACCAGCAACACCATCAGTACCACCAGAGTAGTTGCTGTTCAACCATGCTTGCAGACCGCCCAATTTACGAGCAGTAGTAGAGTCACCATTGGCTGCAATCTGGTTGCTCAACAATGATGTTTCCATGTCACGCTTGATTTCAGCAGAAGCTTTAGCCAACTGGTAAGCCTTTTCAGACTTACGACCAGCTTTGTCAACAGACTGCAAAGTGCCAGAAATCTTGACAGTTTTCTGAGCGATTTGAGTGCGGTTACCAACGCGAGTTGTTGGAGACATAGTAGCGTCAGATGCTGTTGCACCCTCAACTGCAAAGTTTGACAAAGTAGCAGCAGCCAAGCTGTCAGTCTGCCACTCGTGCAGAACAGCAGTAGCCTTTGTCTTGCCAATAGAAGACATGAAAGGTGTGTCTGTGGGGCTGATGTTATAGATTACATCAGAGAGGTCTTCACGCATACCGATAGCGGTATATGTTTGATATGTAGCCATTTTAAAACTCCAAATTTAAAAGAATCGTTCAAATGCTTTAGCAGCGTCTTGGACTTTGCCAGTTTCACGCAACCTTTGCATTACCTGTTTGTCTTGTGACGATTTTGTAGGAGGCGCAGAAGTCCCAGAACGCATCATCTTAGGGGCAGCTTGAAGTTTCTTGGTTACTTCAGGCTTGCTCTTTTGAAGTTGCTCATACTTCATTGCTTTATACAAACTCACCACAGCACGAGAGTCATAAACAGAACTGAGTTCTTGGTCAGACCACCCAACAGACTTCGCATAATCACGGATTTGTTTCCGAATCGCATCACCCTGTGGCGTAGCCAACTCAGGAATCAGACTAACTAGCTTCTCAGATTCTTGACGGAGATGGTTTTGCAGAGAGGCTTGTTGCTCGGCTTGTTGCTGTTGGGCAATGCGTTGCTGTTCGGCTCTAACTACTGCTAACTGTTTCTCACGCTGACTCTGTTCAGCTACCGCTACGGCATAACCGATAGGGTCTGTTTCCTTTAGAACATCTAAGTCCACACCCTGATTTTGCTGCGTAAGGAAGCTATCCAACGCTTGCAACTTCTGGGCATATGCCTGTCGCTCTTGTTTCACCTGCTCTAAATGAATACGCTCGGCTTCAACAGCCTTACGTTGTTCAGCTAAAGCCTGAGATTTTTTAGTGTAATCTACACCTTGCTGATAACCTTTGATGAGTTCTTCTTCGTCAACTTCAATCTCCTCACCAGCAGCCTTAACTTTATATTTAGGCTTTGGTTGCTCGATTTCTTCTTCCTCAGAATACTCGGCATCAGCTTCATCAGACGCTTGTAGTTCCTCTGGCTGTTCTTCGGTTTGGCCTTGTTCGGCTTCCTCTGAATCACCCATTAGCCCCATTAACGCTGAAGCGGCTTGGTTTACATCTAGGCTTTCACTCCCTTGTGGGTTGGTGTTTTCCATTTGTCATCTCAAAAATAGCCAGAAACCTTCTGGACGGAGGGCAAGGTTTCCCTTACAGAATTTTCCATTTCTTCTCTCTAATCACAGTTTCCGAGGCCAAGCCTTCTAGGTGTCCTGTAATTAGTTCTAATGTCTTTATGTGCCTGTAAGCGTCTTCACGCCTATCAGATTCTTCTGCACTTGTGTTAATTATTACACTAATCTGCTCTTTTTTCAAATTATCTAATACTTCTTTGAAAAAGTCATCATTCAGTAAGTTTTTAGCCCATTGTGCGAGAAGCTGTTTGTCCATATTGGTTTTGTATTCCAGAAATAATATCGTTGATGCTCAAGCTACTAGCTGATGGCATACCTTGCTTGTTACCCAAAATGCCCATCAAATCGTTGTAACTCAGGTTTGATGGCTGTGAGTATTGCACAGGCTCTGGCACTTTTCCATAGTTAGGATTTAAGAACTTCTCCCATTGAGTACCAATCAACAGATTACGATTGCCAAAGTTAAGTGGTGTAAGTGCTTTATAAGGTGCAACACTAGGTGCAGGAGGGTTGCCCCACTCTTGAGGAATAGGAACTATTGGGAATTGAGTTCCACCAGTTTCAGGATTTACAGCACTATTCAAAGCAGCAAGCGTAGTTCCAGCACTAATCAACTTAATAACATCAGATGTAGTTACCTTGTCATCTTTTGTTGTTTTAGTTTCAGTTGTTGTTTTATTAGTAACAGGAGTAGTCACAGTAGAGGCTATTGGAGATGCAATAGAAGCCAATGCTTGCTCAACTGTAGTTGAATTAACAGGTCTTTGAGAAACTATATTAACTTCTGGAATTGTTGCGCCAGTAGCAGCAATAGTATCAATTACATTTTGTTGTGTAACAGGTCTAGCACCAGTAACAGTTACTGTAGGTGTTAGCGCATCTAAAATGTTTGTAGATGATGTTGGTGCTGTTATTACCAAGTTATCTGCTGTTGATGTGTCAACAATTGGCGCAGAAACATTGCCAGAAATCAAATTCTGCATTGCTTGTTGCGCCTCTGGGCTGTCCATCAAATTAGCAAGAATCTCATCATATGTTGTGCCATATCTAGGATTTAATCCTGCTGCTGTATCTGCTGCGGCTGTAGAGTCATATAAAGCGTTTTGTAGTTCATTACCTAAATATGCGCCACCACCAGCAAGCAATGCTGCTTTCAATGTGTCTTCTGCACTACCACCAGTCAATGCTGTAGAGCCACCCGCAATAGTTGCCCCTGTAGCACCAGACAAAGCAGAGCCTGTTAGACCAGTTTGACCTGCAATCAAGTCGCTCAAGTAAGGCGCACCAAGAACACTAGCAGCCAAAGCTAGGACAGGACGAGAAGCAGCTAACAAACCTTGGTCACCACCACCTGCAAAAGTTCCTGTGTCAACAATCTCGCCAGTTTTAGGATTGTAAGTTTCCCAAACAGCAGGGTTATTAGGATTAGTGCGAGTCAAATACATTAACTCAGGCAAAGCATCAATCTGTTCTTGAATGTCATCACCCTCAATGACACGATTAGTGGTTCTTGAAACAGCCATGATTAGCCCTTAATCTCTACGTTAGATGTAATGCCAGCACCAATCTTCATTGCTTTCAATTGGGCTTCTGCTTCAAACTCTTGTTGCTTCATAGCAAAGTAAGCCTGTTGTTTCTCACGCTCAAGCATCAACTTAGCAGCTTCTTTCTCACGCATCAATTGCATCTCAAGAGCAGCCTTCTGTTGCGCCATCTCCATGTCAATCTGTTGTTGCTGTTGCTTCAACTGAATGTCAGCTTGTGCTTTAGCTTGGTTAGCTTGAATCTCAGCCTGAGTGCGAGCCATGATTGCTTGCACTTCTGGAGGCATTTGCTGTGGCTGTGGAGGAGGATTCGAGAGCATCTGGTCTTGCTCTGGTGTGATTGGCTTGTAGAACTCAGCAGAATCCTTAAAGCCAGCAATTTCAACCATGCGTCCCAAGGTAGAACGATATTGAGCAGGGGAAACGTATGGATTGGCAGGGCCGTACTGAGCAATCAACTGCTCTTGTTTAGCCAGAACCATTGACAACATAGCCATCTGCTCTTGGCGGTTACCAGCACCCAAACCTACGTTAATAGCCACATCGTATTGATTAGCCCATGTACGAGGGTCAAACTCTACGAACTCACCACGCATACGCACCAAACGAGGCTTGTCTTGGTACTTGCAGAGCAGATGCAAGATGCCTTGGAACAAAGACTTAACACCAGTCTCTGCAAAGATTCGAGCCATCAGTTCAATCTTACCTGCGCCAGCTTGTTGCATCGAGGCTACGGCTGCTGCTGTCACGTTCTGCAAGATAGATGGGTCAAGACCTTGTGAAGCATCAGACACACCAGTGCGCTTAGACTGGACTGTATCCAAGTACTGAAGCATTGGGAAAGCCTGAGAAGCTACGTTCTGCACTACAAGTTGTTGAACAGCATTAGGTGACTTAGCACGAATCACACCACCAGCAGTAGATGTAAGCAAATCGTCAAGGTTTACCTGACCTTCAACAGCAACTACTCGTGCATTGTTTGTCAGATATAAGTTATCCAACATCTGACGAGTGATAGTAGTTTTAATCAGTTGCAAGTCAGTTGTTCTGTCAGCAAGTGAGTCGCCAAAGAACTTGTGTGGGATTGGGATAGGGCAGATTGAATGGAAAGGAACATAGTCCACTTCCTCAACAGCTTCCTTACCATCTGCATCTTGAAGAATCTCGTTTGAAGCGTAGAAAACTTGAGTCAGAGTAGCAATGCCTTTGCCATTCATATCAGTTTTGATATAGCACTCAAAGACCTCAATCTCTTGCATTGATGGGTCATCAGTCTGTACTTGGTAAGGCTGCTCACCAGCAGAGAAACGCACAACACGCTCTGGTGTGTACGCTAGTGCATCATCCATCTGCAAGCCTTCAACTTGCTTCTTGTTGAAACCCATAGCAACCAAGTCACTACGAGTCAACATCTGACGATGTGCTACGAATGGGCTGTCAGCAATAGTGCGAGCCTTCTTGCTAATCAAGAACTCCTCTGGAGGAACATTCTCAATCGTTACTTTGCCTGATTTCTTACGCTTTTGTACTATTACATTGTGCGTAGAACCCATTGCTGGCATACCAGTTTGGTCAATGACTGGCTGTCCCATTGGGTCATAGATTGGAAACTCTGTCGTATCTTGCTCGACAATTTCCATGCTTTCATCACTCATCAGCATTGCTAACTCGTCATCAGACAAGTCGTAGTAACGCTCTTTTGTAATGTCTTCTTTGTTTTCCCAATATGCCTTAACGATGCCGTTCTTCTGCATCAAAGCATCTTTGAACCAATCATGCAGAATGGCTACGCCTTCGTTGTCACGCAAGAACACCCAATTGCAATAATCAGTAGCTTGCTTGGCAGACGCTTCGTCTTGTGGGCCTTGTGGCTCAAAAATAACAATATTATCTGAGCCTGTGAAAATACGAACTAAGCTAGGTAGCGCACCATCAATAGCTTCTGCTACTTCTCCAGTAACAATCTGAGATTTACCCTCAACCTCATTGCCATATGGCTGTCGTAGATACGCCTGTAGAGCCTGTTTGCGCTGGTCAACAGTTTCTGTTTCAATGTACCCAATAGCATCATCAATCTCTGCCTGTAGGATTGACTTCAGTTCGTTCTGTTGCATTTTTGTCCTTTGGAGGGCGACCCATTCGGGGTTTGTCCGATTTTAACTCCTTAATGACATTTTCCAACATTTCGATTCTTAATTCAAGTTCTTTTACTTTAGGGGCTAAATTAACGCCTTGACGCTCTAAATACATCAGACAATCCATTTCGGTGTTTGGTTGATAGGCTTAGACCAAGTTGAATGACCTTCATCCAATCCAAGGGCTAAGTAGCGGAATGAGTCCGAGCCATGTGATGACCAGTCATGCAATGGACGCTCATAGAAAATCTTACGCTTCTCATCGTAATCTCTGCGGTAGTTTCTCAGGCAGTTCAGCCCTGTCTGGACTTTAGGAACATTAAACCAGCACCTTGGAAGCAACCTTCTGACAGCTTGGATACCATCATCTAAGCCCATTCTCGGGGCTATCTTTATCTCTAATCCTGCTTCCTCAAGCATCTCTAGTCGGCTTTTGCCAGAGCCTAACTCTCTAACCCTAACGTCATGGGGCAGAATATGCTCTGCTTTTGCATAGTCATTATCCCTAATCCACTTCACATAGTGGTCTAGTCCAACACCATGATTCTCGTAATAGTCAATCAGACGCACCTCAGTACCTACCAACTGAGCAACCCAGATAGACGTAGAGTCACCCATACCCAAGTCCCAAGCAGTAAATGTACGGCTCAGTTCCTCTCTGGGAATGTCCTGCATATGGTGCTTGTCTTCCAGTTCATTGAGGATTTGCCCATAGTAAGAGCCTTCTACAGCAGCATCAAAGCTACATTCAAACTCTTGTCGGTACTTATCCTCACCCATCTCATTACGAGCAGCCTTCAGTTCTGTATCGTCCACCACCCCTGTCTCAGAGGCTTTGAACTCTAGCAAACCCCATCCATCCTCAGTTTCTGCCCTGTCTCGCAGTTCTTTGAAGTGGTTGTGACCTTTTGGTGTGCCAATAAACATACACCAGCCTTTTCTGTCAGCTAGTGCAGGTCTGATAATGTCTGTCCAAATCTTAGGATTCTGGTCACCAATCTCGTCTAGGATTACCCCATCAAAGTATTGACCACGCAATGCTTCTGGATTGTCAGAACCATAAAGCTGAATACGCCTTCCCCAGAAGTCAACTCGCAACTCAGAGATATTGCTAGAGCCTCCTAGTGGGTCAGCATACTTCACGAGATAGTCCCAAGCCACTCGTTTAGCTTGTCCATAGGTAGGTGCAATGTATGCGTATCTAGGTGCTTCCTTCTGATTGAGGATAGCGTCCTTGATTAGATGGTTAATCGCAGAGACAGTCTTGCCCATGCGCCTATGAGCAACAACAACACCAAAACGCTTACTGTCCATCAGTTCATGGATAGCAAGCTGTTGTTCTCTAGGTTTGTAAGGAATCTCGATTACTTCGCCCATGTAACTATGTGCTGAAGTGGTTGGTCAGAGTCTCCGCTTACTGTTACAGATGCCATATCAGGCATAGACTTACGCAATAATATTTCAATTGCCTTCATCCTTGTAGGACTTAAGTCTTCAGTTTCACCAAGTGCATGATTTTGCAAGACATTTAGTAATTGACTTACCTGTATTTTCTTGCGTACATCTTCTTGATGTAATTTATTTATTGGTCTTCCAGCCATGTTTGACTCCTCTAGGGTTGGTCAAGGTTAAGTTAGTAATTACTGACCTAATAGTGTAGGTACAAGTTCGTAAAGTTTCTTACGCTGTTCTTCGTCTGATAGTAGGCCTAATGGTAACACACCAGCTAATAAATCTGGCTCATTCCTACGCATTGGGTCAAAGGCTGCAAATCTTGAACGCAATTGTTCTGGCTCTAAAGCTATATAGTGCATAGCACCATCAGATTTTGGAGATATTGACTCATCAATCATCAATCCATCTTTATTCATTAAAGACGCAAGATTTCTATAAAAAGGAGTTGCTTGATTTGCTTTCATCAATTCAAACTGCTCAAATCCTGTGTTTGCATTTTTGAATTGGTCTACAAGTTTGTCAACATTTCCAGAATAACCAGACTCATTCAAAGCATAACGAATCATTGAATCTGGTGTTTGAATTTTTTGCATCCCAACAATCAAAGGATTTTTAATATTTGCAGAAATTGGTAAAACAGCACCACCACCACTTGTAATATCAGCTTTAGCTTGTGGGTAACTTATCCCTAATCTTTCTGACATTAACTCAGCTTTACCAACTAAATCTGTATTTATTCCAACATCAGTTGACGCATATTTACTAGCATCTGTAGGACTAGATGTTAAATTTATTCCTTTTCCAAAATAATTTGACCCAAAAAAATCTGATGGAATGACGCTTTTGTCTATATCACCAGTTATTCCACGATAAGCCTGAACATCAAACCCCATTGCCTCTGCTCTCATCTCTGGAGTATTGTCTTTAGGCAGTCCTAGACCACCTTCTTCAATAGGCAATGCAGCGTTTCTTTGGGCTGTATCTAGTGCTTCTTGTCGTGGAGAAGTTGTTTGCTTTGGCTCAAGTTTGATTGGAACACCAGATTTACCAGATGGAATACGGAAATCCATACGACCACTAGGAAACTCGTCATCAAGAATAAGTTTCTGTGGGTCTATACGGATTGGGACTACTGTTTCACCATATCCAGTATTAGGCTCTTTTTCTGTTGTTACATAAACATCAGGCTCGCCAGCAGACTTTAACTTTTTAGTTGAAGCAATTTGCTCTGCTGCTTTTTTATTTGTGTGATGATAGACAGTAACAGTACCATCAGCATTCAATGGCAAACCAGTTAATTCATCTACCTTCCCAACATTCTTAATACTTGCGCCTACTGGTAAACCCTTAGTAGCCTTACCTAGTAATCCTGCAACTGGTGCAACTGCCATAGCAGCTTCAACTGCTTCAGCACGAGGCTTAGTAGTCATTCCTCTACCAGTAGTCAATGGCTCACCATAAGCCATTCTTTCCATTGTCTGTTGGACAGCAGGAACTCCCAAGAGATTCATCAACATCTCTACAGGAGGATTCTCATAACCAAATGGCTTTGCGCCAAATTGTTGGACTTTCTTTAGGCGGTCAGCAAGTAAACCCATGATTGGGTTTGACATTGGGGTAGCCCTTAGTTCAGCCATTTTTGTTCACCTGTTGTTTTCTTACCATTTAACCTTGTTAGCCCAATAAGCAGCACTCATCTTACCCTTGGCAATGTTCTCAGCGTGACGAGCCTTAAATGCTTCGTTACGCTTAGAGCCATCAGGTGAGCCTTTTACGCCTTGTTGACCAAAGCGGATTAGCTTCACATCCTCACCACTCTTTGCCAAAACAGCATGAGATTTAGTGGGGTGATTAGGAGTCTTCTTAGGCTTGTTATAGCCAGAAAACTGCTCTGTGCCTCGTTTAATCACTTTTTAGGCTTCTTTGCTTTGTTCTTTGCAGTACGCTCACCACGCACAGGCATAGGTTTAGGCTTCTTCATCAGCTTCTGCATCATCTCCAGAGCCTGTTGATTCGTTGTTCCCATTGTCTTTCTCCTGAGTAATTGGCCCACCACTAATCCATGCTTCGCAGGTACGCTTAGAAGCACACTTAAAGTCAAACATCTCGCAATAACCTAAGTCACCAGCATCAATGACTTCCCATGCGTCCATCTCGTTGTCGCCCATCTCTAAGCCACTCTCAATGCAAGACAGCATCTTTGGTGTTTGAATGAAAGCAGCGCAGTTACCGCAACGAGACTTTTTAGCTTGTGCAGGGGCAATACGCCAAGCACGAGAGATTTCACGCCAGTAATCCATGTTCGCATCGTTGGGATTCATAGGGCCATAGTTAGCCTTTTCAATCGCCTTCTCACGATTCTCAAGATTGACAGCTACATCACCTGTCGCAACTGGACAGGCTTCACCCTTTTTCTCTTGGTTTTGTATCTCAATCTCGATTTTTACAGATGGCTCAAGTAGTCCAGACATGGTTGTCCTCATGGAGTTTGTGTTATTTTCGCACAAAAAAAGAGGAACGCATAGTCCCTCTAAAAACCAAATGGCAACTTGGTGAACACATTGTGCGCTATCCAATAAGTTTTGCAAGTGTTTCGTTTAATACCGACATTTCGTCATGTTTCATGACTGACCAAATCCTAGATTGTCCGTGGATTCCGTTATGCGGCCCTTGATGGCAGTCCCTACAAAGCGGAATACACAGGTACTGGTGATGCTGCTTAATGTGATGAGCATCGCTTGGCCCTGCCTGACCACATACCCCACAAGGCATCTCTTTAATCCTTGCTAGGTGCAGTCTTTCACGCTTTGTAAAACTATTATTCAATCTCCACCACCTTATCACCTCGTGACTTTATGTAGTCTTTTGTTTTCTGAATGTATCTCTCAAACTCACTTCGAGGAATACTGGACTGTTGCAAGTCTGCGAATTCAATCAAATCACGACAGGCTTGGATACCCTCTGCATCTAAAATGACACGCATAGTCTTTTGATAGTATCCAGATGCTTTATGGAGGCTTGCTTGTGCCTTCTCGCAGATTGGTAGCACTTCTGGGCCTACTCCTGCTCTACCCATCGTTTCTGACAGGTTTAGTACATCCACAAGAGTACGCCAGTCATGGATAGTTCCTCTGCCCTTGATAATCGCCTCAAGTGCGGAATACTCCATCATTCGGAGTTTGTCCAGCTTCTCCCTGTGAGTTATTGACGCACCCACTATTGCATGAGTTATTGGGTCTATCAGATTCCAATGTTTTCGTTTCGTTTTTTTTCTCATTGTCTCTACCAAAAATAGCATCCCACCGATTAGAGTATTCTTCATTGCTTACCTTAAAAGGTCTTGGCGAACTTCCCTTGCTCATGCTTCCCCCTTAATGCCGTGTGCGGCTTCGATGGCTCGGGCAAATGAGTATGGCAAGACATACCAACCAACTTTGTCATTGCTTTCTGAAACATCTCCGCGTTCAAGAATTTCGGCTATTTGTTGATTCGTCAGCGGCTTGCGCTGTGGTGGGGTGGTGTGAACAGTGAGAACGCCTGATTGTTTTGCCCCGCACTTGGTGCATTCGATGTCCATTGCGTATTTGTCAGGCTCATTTTGTTTCTCAAAAAACCCGTCATTGTTTACATCCATTATTTTTCCCCCTTAATGCCGTGTGCCGCTTCGATGGCTCTGGCGAAGTCTATATAGTCACCTTTACTATCTACCCAATCCCAACGAATCTATAGCATATCCTCATCAGTCAGCGGTTTGCGCTTCGGCTCCCATCCCAATGCAGTTGCTATGCGCTTGGCGGCTGACTCGTCAATGACTGGCTGTGCGGGTGGGGTGGGCTTGCGTGTCGGTATGGTGATTTTTTGAAGCAAATAATCCGCTTCTTCAAGCGACATAACATCATCGCTAAAAGCGCCCCACGTATGACGGCGCAAGTTCCACACTTCACGATAGCCTCGGGGATTCCACCTTGCTATTGCGTAGTGGCCCTGTACTCCGTCGGCTCTGTCGCTAAGGTATGGCGCCCACGCCACAGGCTCATCCTTCGCTTCTTGCTTTGGTCGGGTGGTGTAGTACCGCTTTAGCATCCACTCCATCACATCAAGCGACACAAATTGCCGTGTGTTTTCGTAAATTTCTTGCTCAAGGCTGTCTATCGTCGCCACAGGCCCATCCTTCGCTTCTAGTTTTGGTTCATAAGACACGATAAATGTTTCACCTTCTTTTTGTTTCGGCAACATTGCAGGCACGCCTTCATTCCATACCACAGGCTCATCCTTCGCTTCTAGGGCGGCTTTAATGGCGGTGATGACAGGTTTTATATAGATTTCTCCATTTGGAGTTACAACACACGCTACATCACCTTGAGTATGTATGGCCTCTAACGCCTCCAATGCAAGGCGTAATGCTTCGTCTTTGGTCATTTGTTCCTCGCAGGGCAATCTCTGCCTTGGTTACATCTTCCATTACAAGGTGGACACATCTTCTTTAAAGCAGCCTGTAACCCTGCCAAACC